CGAACGAACTTGCTGTCCGTCAGCAAGAGAACACGAAGCGGTACAAGAGAATTCTGGTCGGCGATGCCAAGAACCCCAAGTTGCTACAAGACATTGTCAGTGCGCCGGATCTTTACGTCTTTGCAGAAGCAGGAATCACGGCGCAAAGCATTATCCCCATCGAAGTTGGTGGCACTACAAATCAACATATTCAGTCGGTCGAAACCGCCAAGGAGCGTTTGGATCGAGCACTGGGGATGTCCGATGCGATGCGCGGGAACATCTCAGGTGGAGCATCGGCTACTGAGGTGGCGGTTGCTGAAAGTGCCTCCACGATGCGCATTGCCCACCTCAAGCGCGGGTTCCAAGAGTCGGTAGACACGATCATGCGCAATGTCGGGTGGTATCTCTGGCACGACCAGCGCATCATCATCCCAGTCGGCGGCGAGGACACCAAGGGTCTACCGATGGAGGATCCGATCTTCCAAGGCGGTCTAAAGGTGGGTGCTTGGGAGGATATGCAGATCGATGTGGATTCCTATTCAATGGAGCGAACCAGCGAAATGCTGGCGCAAAAGCGTGCTGTGGAGACATTTACGGTTGTAACTCAGGCTGCGCAGGCAATGCCAGCCATGCCGTGGATCCGCTGGCGCGACCTGATGTCCTTCCTTGGCGATGCACAGAACGTCCCGCAGATGGCTGACTTCATTGACGAGTCAATCCTGAAACAAGCAACCCAACCACAGCAAGCACCACAAGGAGGGGTGGGGGGTGTTCCACAAAGTCCTCCTTCCCCGTCTCCTACTGGCGAGCAACCTGCAATATCGGCGCGATCACAAGGCGCAATTGCAGCGGCTGCTTCGAGGATGTAATGCCGAACTACGAATTTACCAATCAAGCAGGGCAAGTTGTGGAGGTTTATTACCCCATGTCCACTGTCCCTTCGGTTGGCGCAGTGGTGCAGCATCCGGAACGCGGCACGTTGACACGCATTCTAAGCAGTGCGCAACTGTCGCCTAACTTCACTACAGGCACATACCCCTATGTAAGTGTGACACTCCCGCGCAATATGCCGGGAGTTCCTTGCAATGCGAAGGGTCAACCAATCATCTCAAGCCGCAGGCACGAACGCAACGTTGCGTCAGAGCACGGCTATATGCGAGCAGAGGACTAACTATGGACAGCACTGCTGAACCCATTGATGTCGAAACGTTGCCCAGCGGGACAACGGAGCAAGACACTGGTATCGAAGTTGACTCATCACAACCAGATGACGATGATTCGATACTTGATGCATTGCTTGGAAGTGTGGAATCCGATGATGATGAAGCCGATGTAGATTCGTCTACGACCGCTCCTGAGTCTGAACCATCCACACCCGCCTTTGACCGTGAAGTGGTCGCCAAAATCCTTAAACGGGATGGCGTACCGGATGCAATCATTTCTTCTGCTTCCGATGCTGTGCTAGCCGAATGGGCTGCAAAGGCTGAGAAGCGACAGAAGGATGTCGATTCATACGGCGGTCGAGTGAAGCAGATGGAGGAGCAACTTGCTCAAGGGAAGTCACCAGCGGATGCGGCTGTCGAGGCTAACAAGCCTACGAATGCGGCTCCAAAGGCGGCTGATCCGTTTGAGCAAATGGCGGAAATGTATGGCGAAGACGTTGTTGCGCCAGTCCGTTCAGCCTTTCAGATGCAACAGCAGCAGATGCAGGAAAGAATGCTGCTTGCCGAAGCCCGTGCATCGGATGCTTCGATACGTGTTCAGTACGGGGCGAAGGCTCCAACCTTTGACGTAGTCGTAGCGAAGATGTCTGCAATGGGTGCGGCAAAGCCGGGTGGGTACGCGAGCATTGATGAACTGACGCGAGCCGCCTACACGGAACTAGTTGGAACCACAAAGTCTGCACCATCGATCAAGAACTCACAGCCAACCGCGCCACGTGCGTCAAGTCCACCTGTGAAGGCTCCTGTTCGCGATGCTGATGATGATGTTCTTGATCAAATCATTTCTGGGACGCACAATCGTTCGTCTCGCACCAAACGTTAAAGGAATAGGCTCATGCCTTCAATTACACAATTCAATGACTTTATGCAGTCAACGGGACCTTCTTATCTGAAGAGTGCCGATGCCGTTATTAACGAAGCCGTCAAGAACAACTACGTTCTCTCGCGTCTCCTCAAGGAGAAGGCAAGCGAAACGACTGTTCAGGGTGGTACTTCTATCAAGGATGTCATCGTCTTTGACGATTCGTCCACCTACCGCAAGTATGAGCCAAATGAAGTGTTCACTTGGTCGAACCCACAGGTAACCGACACGCTGACCGCTCCTTGGCGTTTCAGCATGGACCATATGTCGTGGACCGATCAGGAAATTGAACTGAACGAAGGCGATCCAAAGGTCATGTACAAGCGCGTCAAGCGCATCAAGGAAATGCGTATGTGGACTTCCATGCTCAACGGCATGGAAAACGATCTGTGGGCATCGCCATTCAATAACTACAACAACATGGAAAATGGTGGCAAGGAGCCTTACTCGCTTCCTGCATTCATTACTGAAACCCTCAATGCTGACCTAACCTTTGGTGAGCGTGGTGGTTCGGCGTGGCTTGCAACGCAGTCAAGTGCTCCAAATATCTTGGGCATTAATCCAGCCACTGATCCGCGTTGGTCAAACCAAGTGTCGTTCTACAAGCGGGCGGGCAACCCAAATGACGCACCAACCCCAATGATTGCCACTTCATACACGGGTCACAACAACAACACCAACATTGCGCGAAATGTTTTTAGCCTGTTCGGCGCGTTTGACGATATGTTCTTGAAGGTTCAATTCAAGTCTCCTCTGACTCAGAAGCAGTACTTTGAAGAAACAAACTTCAATCGCCAAATGATCTTGTGCTCAAAGGATGGGATGAACCTTTACAAGCGAAACCTTCGTGCAAGCAACAATATGTTGGTAAGCCAGCAGGATTCGGCGTACAACACGCCAACCTTCAGTGGTATTCCTGTTGAGTACTGTGCCAACATGGATACGGCTGCTATCTATCCTGCTGTTGCTGCTGGATCGACTGTTAATGATGATTTGGCTGGTCGTAACGGAGATACCGTTGCTGCTAACGGAACTGAATTTGCTGCGAACACCATTGATAAGGGTTCTCGTTTCTGGTTCGTCAACGGTCAGTACATCACGCCTATCTATCACTCGACTCGCTACATGAAGAAGCATGATGTCATGCGTCACCCAAATCAGCCGTTTAGTTGGGTTCAGCCTGTTGACTGCTGGTGGAACGTGTTCTGCAACAGCCGTCAGCGTCACGGAATCGTTGCCCCGATTGCTATTACCTAATACAACGGGGGGTGGGTCATCCCACCCCCCTCTCTCACAATTTACAAAAGGATTCATAATGTCAATTCTTCTCGACTCTCCAAATCAGGGCACTATTGGTATTCAGCCCCGCTCGGTGATCGTTCGTTGCCGGAATGCCGAATCGTCTACGGCAATTGCTCAGTACGACCTTGTTGTTCTTGATGTTACGCAGACCAGCACCGACAGCGGTCAGGGTTCGGCTGCTGTTGGTTCAGCATCAAACAGCAAGTTTTCAAACGTGAAGTTGTCTCTTGCTGCGGTTAGCGCCACTGTTGATAGTTCCGGTATTTACGGCGTGGCTCAGGAAGCCATTGCAGCAGGCGGCACTGGCAACATCTTGTTTGCTGGTGTCACTCTTTGCAAAGCCGTGTCTGGTACTTACACGCAGGGCGAAGTAGTTGGACTTGTTGCTAGTTCTGGTGGTGCTGGAGCAGTTGCCCGTATCTCGGTGACCCAGCCTATTGGTATGGCACTTACCACTACTGGCGCGTCTTCTACGCAGGCGACGATTTTGCTGGATGGACGTATTTCTTACGCAGTCACTGCCACTTCGTAATCTGATGCCACAACTCACCACTGGACGGGGAAACCCGTCCAGTGGATTTCAATGCTGATCAACAAGGACATCAAATGATCTTTACTCCATCGGCGAATGTGCTCGGCGTACAGCCAATGAGTTACACGACACAGTGTGTTGTCCGCACTGCAAATGTTGCCGTTGGCGATGTTGTTGCCACCTCGTTTCTGCATGGCAGTGTGGTTGTTGATCCAAGTTTGGGCTATGACCCACTGTATGTCTTCAACTCTGTTGCTCCAGCAGACGGCGATCTTGCAAACTTCAATGGTTACATTGGAGTTGTCACTAGTCTGGATCGCGCTGATGGAACTGTTGGCAAGACAGTCACTGTCCAGTTTGGTGGAATCGTCACTGCTAAGGTTATTTCAAGTGCGGCATTGGCTGTTGGTGCATTGCTTGAACCCGGCAATACGGCTGGATCGTTTGTTGATCTAGGAAGTGTTGGTTCTGGTTCACAAGCAGCAGCAGTTCTTATGGAAGCAGTTTCTGCCGCGTCAACAGGGCAACGCCGCGTCTTTATCCCGCTGCAATATTGGTTCCGTGATTAGAGCGTTTGATGATTGATTAAACCCGTCCAGTGGACTTCAATGCTTTACTACAAAGACCTGACGAACCATGTGTTGCTTGCCATTGGTGGTCGCCCATCAACAGCCGCTGGTCAGACTGTCGCAGAACGACAGGCTGAGATCATCAATCAGGCTGGTG